CCAACCGGGCAGGGTTCCTACGTTCTTCGGTGAATATCTGGTGCCAGACAGACGCCGGGTTCCTGGCGCCTGGAATGTTCGAAGCGTGCCGCACCGACAAGAAACCGCTACCGGGTGGCGTACTGGCTTGCGAAGTTTCGATTGACGACGGGCGCTACGTCGCGGTTCGTTGCAACGTGAACGCCGACAACGTGCCCACCGTAACCGTTGCTCTACTGGCCGACACCGTGCCGACATTCTGGGCCGCAGTACGAAAACAACTAGAAGCCAACCCTGGCGTACTGTTGGCAATCACGCCGACACTTGACGCGCACTGTCCGACCGACCTAGCCCACCGCCGCATGATTGTTGGCTACCAAGAAATCAGCCGGTGGACGGCCGTTGTCAAGCAGATGATTGCCGAACGTCGCGTACTGCACACCGGTGAAACAATGCTGGAAGAACACGTCGGGCGCGCCGTCGCAGTTCGCACGCCTGGCAGTATCGCAATCAGCACCGCCAAATCACCCGGCCCGGTGGAATTGTGCCGTTGCCTAATCTGGGCGGCCGCCCTGGCATCGAAACCGCAAAGCAACGTGCGCCGCGCCGTAATTGCCACGAGCAACCCGCGTCGGGTTGCCTAAGATAAGACCGTGAAACTATTCGCCCGCCCCGTCGTGGAACAAGTACTCCGTCCGGAAACAGCCATCGCGGCGGCGGCGGCCGGCAATCCACTGGTCGAAAACTTCGTCAACTACACGAGCAGCGCCGACAGAATAAACGCGCTACGCATACCGACAATCTCACGCGCGCGCGACCTCATCGTAGGCATGGTGTCCTGCCTAGAAATAAAACAGTACGCAAAACAATGGAACGGCGAAGATTACGAACGCATCGAACTGCCACCGGACACCTGGTTCGTGCAACCCGACCCGAACGTCACGCGCAACTTTTTCCTCGCCAACCTGACCGACGACCTTATGTTCTTCGGACGCGCGTTCGCCGTCGTCACGCAACGCAACAGCCAAGGCTTTCCGGTTGCGTTTACTTGGATACCCGCCAACAACGTGCAGACGCTTGACCAGTCCGGGCCGTACCAATGGTGGGGGCCGTCGTCGCAGATTTACTTCCAAGGACTACGCCTCGACACCCGCGACGTGGTGCAGTTTCTCAGCCCGATTCCAGGACTACTTGCCACCGGTTCGCGCGCAATCAACACCGCCGTACGCCTTGACCGTGCAGCCGAACGGTTCGCCACAATGGAAGTGCCAGCCGGATATCTTCGTCAACGCGGCGGCGAACCTATGTCCGGCCAGGACCTTGCGGACCTTGCAGCTGCATGGAGTGAAGCACGCGAGAACAGCAGCGTCGCCGCCCTCAACGAATACGTGGAGTGGGTAGAGAGCAGCATCGACCCGTCAAAAATGGAACTAGTGAGCGCCCGCACCTACCAGGCGGTGGAACTTTCTCGCGTCGCCAACATACCGCCCTACCTTGTCGGCGCCCCGGCTGGCAGTGGCATGACATACCAAAACGCACAGCAAGCCCGCCAAGACCTTTACTTGTTCGGCGCAAAACCGTATATCGATTGCATCGAGCAGACTTTCTCAATGCCAAGCGTGACGCCTCGCGGCCGATATATCGAACTAGACGTTTCTTCCTACCTGGAAGAAAACGGGCTGTCGGACCGGCCGGACGATGCTGCCCCGGCCGGTTCCGGCAGTTCACTAACCCCCGAAAGGAATAGCAACGATGACGACTAACCCACTAGCACCACTGCAACTTACGGCGGGGCGCGTCAGCGTCGCCGCAGAAACCGGCGAAGGCGAACCGCGTCGCACAATCAGCGGTCTTGCCGTACCGTACAACACGCAAGCCACCGTATCCGGCGGCCGCAAAGTTCGGTTCCTGGCCGGCAGTCTGCCAACCGACGGCAAAGCGCCACGCCTACTCGAACAGCACGACGCTAACCGCGTCATCGGCATCGTGACCGAACGAACCGAAACCCCCGACGGCATGGCGTTCAGCGCCCGCATTAGCGCAAGCCGCGCCGGCGACGACGTGCTCGAACTAGTCAAAGACGGCGCCCTGGACTCGGTATCCGTAGGCGTGGACCCAATCGAGGCAGAGTTCGACGACGCCGGCGTGCTGGTAATCGCCAAGGCCAAGTGGCGCGAACTTTCGGTGGTTGCCGAGCCCGCGTTCGAAGATGCTCGCATAGTGCAGGTTGCTGCCACTAGTGTGGCGACTAGCAGCACCAACACGGAGGACAACATGAACACCGAAGCCACCAACCACAGCGAAGTACCCGCCGCTGCACCAACCGCACCCGTATGGGCCGAAGTAAAGCGCGTGCCAAGCAAACTGCCAAGCGTCGCGGAGTACATGGCCGCTTACGTTCGCGGCGGTGAAAGCGCCGAAGCTGCACGACGCGAAGTTGCTGCATACCAGGCGCACCACGCACCAATCGCAGCAGCAGCCGGCGACCAAACGACCACAGATTTTCCTGGCGTGATTCCGGTGCCGATTCTCGGACCTACGTTCGACAATATTGCACCACTTCGTCCTTTGGTCACCGCGCTTGGCGCGCGACCAATGCCAGGTAGCGGCAAGACGTTCATTCGTCCGAAGATTGTCACGCACACTTCGGTGGCACAGCAAGCCAACGAACTGACCGGCCTTTCTTCCACGACCATGCTGGTGGACGACATCGTCGTTACGAAGAACACTTTCGGCGGTACCGTCCTGGTATCCGAACAGACGGTGGACTTCTCGGACCCCGCCGCGCTCGAAATCATCGTGCGCGACATGGCCAACCAGTACGCAATTCAGACCGGCAACTACGCCTGCACGCAATTTGCCAACAACATTGGCGGCGCGCAGCAAGTTGGAACGTGGGACGGCACTTCGGAGGACTTCGTTGCCGAAGTGTACAAAGGCGCCGCCGCGATTCTCGCGTCGGGCCGCGTCATGCCAACGCACCTGATTATGGGCACGCCAGGATTCCAAGCCGTTGGCGCCCTGGTGGACGGCGACAAGCGACCACTGTTTCCAACACTCAACCCGATGAACGCCTCCGGCGTCATGTCAGCGACGAGCACCGCAGCCAACCCTGTCGGACTCTCGCTGGTCGTGGACCCGGGCCTGAACTTCGCCGGTGACTTCATCGCACTGGGCAACGCAGCCGGCACCTACGCCGGGTTCGAAGTGTACGAAACCATGAAGGGCATGGTCAGTATCGAAAAGCCCGACGTGCTCGGCCGTCAAATCAGCGTGCGCGGATACTTCGCGGCGCAGTTCATCGACGTGACCAAGTTCCGCTGGTTCGACTTCTAACACGAAAGGCGGCCACGTGGCGGCCTACACAATTACGCACGGGCAAGTAACGGGCGGTGTCGCGGTAGTTGCGACACTGACCGCCACCCCCATTCAGCCCGGCGTCACTATCACCATTACGGGCAACGCGACCTACAACGGCACGCACCTGGTAACCGCGTGCCCCGAGTTTCTATTCCTCGGCCCCGATGAGCAAGGCGACTACACGTACAACACGGCCGTCCTTATTCCTAACCAGGTGGCGTTCGCGCTCAACGTCGCCGACGTTGCACGCGACACCGCCGCCGGCACCGTCACCTATGCACCCGTGTGCACCTGGATAACGAACGGCGACGCAGAGGACTGGCTAGGGTTCACCGTGGCCGCCCCGTCCGCAGATTACGACCTCCTCTCGCTAGCAGTTGGGGCGGCCAACCAATTCGCGTGGCGACGCCGCCAGGAAAGCGGCTACACAGACAGCCTTACGACAGTGCCGGGCCAAGACGTCAAACTCGGCACCGTCATGTACGCCGGCTACCTTTACCGGCAACGCGGCTCGATTGACCAGTACGCGTCGTTCGACCCGCTTGCCACCGGTGCCGCCGTCGGCGGTTCGTTCGGTGACATTCTTCGGCTACTTGGCTGCAACCGGCCGGCGGTGGCATAGTGCCACCAGATACGGACATTCTCAACGACGGGTTCGACGCGCTAGCCACAAAGCTTGGCACGATTACCGGGCTACGGGTAACGACCGACAACGACCCGCGCAACGTGAACCCGCCGTGCGTCATGGTAGAGGCGCCCGCGTTCCTCATGCCAACCAACACAATCGCCCAGATGGACTTCACCGTCAAAGTGCTCACAATTGGCCCGGGCGACCGGCGCGCCGTTCGCAATCTGTTGCAACTAGTGGACCTTATTCGCGCCGCCAATATCGGCCTTACCGGCGGCCGCCCAACCGTCACCACAATCGGCGGCGCAGAGTACGCGTCCTACGAACTGACAATATCCACTAAGGTTGCACCGTGACCTACCGCGTACTTCGCCCGTTCGGCGCCCGCAAAGTTGGCGAAATCGTGCACGACGATGCGTTCCACAACATCGCCTACCTACTGGCCGCT